CGTGTACGTGCATCGTTTTCATTTCAGCATAACGATTACGAAACGCGTAGTAAGAACTAAAGTCCAATAACCACGGATCAAGGAACTCACATTGTGTGTACAGGTCCAACGGATTTTTTGTAATAGGAGAACCGGTCATGATTCTTTTATACTTAGCATGCTGACCAATACCTATAATATTTTTAGTTCTTTTAGCTGTAGGTGTTTTGATTGTAGTAGACTCATCAATAGCCATTAAAGCTTTGTGTGAGTTAATAAATTTGGTTGCAAACTTGACGCCTTTATCTGTTGACAATGCTTCAACATTCATAACTAAAATATGTAAAGCAGTTTCTATTTCAAACAAAGATTCTAATTTTTCTTGTTGTGTTTTTGTAATGTTAGGTTGCCATAGTATAGACACATTTTCTATGTGATCAGGTAGGTGTGTAGGTAGTTCTTGTTCGTACCAAGTTTTAACAACACCTTTTGGTGCAACGATTAACACACCATCAATCTTGCCTTTGTCATATAACATAGCAACATTATCTATTAATACTTTTGTTTTGCCTGTACCCATTTCCATAAAGTATGCAAAGTTTTCTTTGTTCCAAGATTTTTCCAACGCAGTTAATTGATGTGCGTATGGTTTAGTTTTAAATTTATAATTCATAATTTATTTTCTTCTTTCTAGTTGACAAATATATAAACATGTTTATATTGCTTGTCAATGTCAGAAAGCAATAAAAAAACTACAGTGTATGTAGTACAAGAAATAGCAGGAACTAGATTTAATAGTCCTAAAATAAATATTACGGGTGCATTAGAATATGGTGACTTTAAATTTTTGTTACCAGAATTATCACAGCTTATGTGGTCTCCTGGTCCGTTAATATTTCAGTTAAGAAAACTTTTAAAAGACTACACACCGGATGATTATTTATTATTAGTTGGTGATCCTGCAATTATTGGAGTTGCATGCTCTATTGTTTCTGATATTACAAATGGTAAATACAAATTAATTAAATGGGATAGACAAGAAAGAAAATACTATCCTATAGAAATAAATTTATACGAGAAAGGAAAGATAGATGACAATTAATTTTGAACAAGACCAACAAGATGCAATGAAGAAAACTGAAAACATTCAGTCTCTTGCAGATCAAGTAGAAATGTTAGAAGGTTTACACAGAAGAATAGAAGCAAGTGAAACTAACATTAAGGATTTAAAAAAAGAATACCAGCGTATATCAGGAGAGGTTATACCAACCATGATGTCCGAGATGGGTTTAGCAGAATTAAAACTTCAAGATGGATCACATCTTAAAGTTTCAACGTCGTATCGTGCTACTATTACAGAAGCAAATAAAGAAGCGGCGTTTAACTGGCTTCGTAACAATGGACTAGGTGATATTATTAAGAATGAGATCTCGGTAGCATTTGGTCGTAACGAGGATAACAAGGCAGCATCATATGCTGAACTTGCGAAGGGTCAAGGGTTTCAACCGACACAAAAGATGAAGGTTGAGCCCATGACTCTGAAAGCGCTAGTCCGTGAGCGTATTGAGGCAGGTAAAGAAATGCCAACGGAAATCTTTGGGGTATTCTCAGAGAATAAGACAACAATAAAAAGGAACAAATAAACATGAACCAAGTAACAGAAAAAAAAGAAGGAGCATTAGCAACATTTGATATGGAAGCTGATGCAGCACAAGGCGCTCAAAATATATCGCAAGAAGATCTTGCGTTGCCTTTCTTAAAAATTTTGGGCCAACTATCACCAGAAGTAAACAAGCGTGATGGTAAATATGTCGAGGGTGCAGAACCTGGCAAAATAATAAATACTGTAACTAATGAACTGTATGACACTATACAAGTTGTACCGGCTCATTACAAAAGACAGTACATTGAATGGCAAGACAGAGGTACCAGTACAGGTGCACCTGTTGCAATTCACGATGCAGATAGTGATATTGTAAGTCAGACGACTAGAGGTAAAGATTATAAAGACAGATTACCAAACGGTAATTATCTTGATAACACTGCTAGTCATTTTGTATTGACTCTTGGTGATAACCCACAAACAGCTTTGATCTCTATGAAGTCTACTCAACTTAAAGTTAGTAGAAAATGGAACTCAATGATGATGGGTATCAAGATGCAAGGTAAAAACGGTTTATTCACACCGCCTACTTATAGCCACATTTATAATCTATCTACCGTTCAGATGTCTAATGACAAAGGAACATGGTTTGGTTGGGATGTATCTAAAGTTGGTCCTGTAACAGACAAAGCTATATATGATATGGCTAAGTCATTTGCAGAATCAGTAGGTAAAGGTGAAATCCAAGCGAAGCACGGATCAGAAGAAACTACAAAAGGTTCTTCAAACTACTAACCAGTATCCTAGGTAGTGGGCGTCTAAGCGAGAGTGGAAACGCCCACTTTTATTTTGTATGATAGAAAGATTTAAAAATATATTTTATGGATTAGACCGTGCACATGGTGTCACTTTAGTTGGCGAATCAAATGGTGACGGAAACAAGATTAAAGGTAAATCATTTGTTAAACGAGAACCAGTCACAGATGAGTTGTGGCAAAAGCATTTAGATGGTGCTGACAGTTTAGGTATTATACCAATCAATGATGACAACAAATGTAAGTGGGGATGTATAGACATTGACTCATACGCAGAGTTTGATCACAAACAATTAATAAACAAAATAAAACAATTTCAATTACCGTTGGTCGTTTGTAGATCAAAGTCTGGTGGTGCTCATGTATTTTTATTCACAGAAGATTATGTATCAGCAGGTTTGATGCAAGATAAATTAAATGAGATTAGATCTGTATTAGGTTATGGTGGATCAGAAGTATTTCCAAAACAAAGAGAATTAAAATCAAAAGATGATACAGGAAACTTTTTAAATTTACCATACTTTAATTGTGGTCAGACAACAAGATACGCCTTTATGGAAGATGGTGAAGCTGCTAGTATAGATGCTTTTTTTGAACTCTACGAAAGACATAAACAACAAGACATTAGCAAGATAGAAATTAAAAGACCGGAGACACCATACTCTGATGGACCACCATGCATAGAACTTATGGCACAAAATAAAATTGGTGAGGGTGGTAGAAACAATGCACTATTTCATTATGGTGTGTATGCAAAATCTAAATGGCCAGACAATTGGAAGACAAAAGTAATGATTTTTAATGAGACTGCGATGCAGCAACCATTGTCGGATACAGAAGTACAAATAATTATAAAACAACATGATAAGAAAGAGTGGGGTTACAAATGTAATGACCAACCTATGTGTAGTTTGTGTGATAAAAAATTATGTAGGTCTAGAAAGTTTGGTATAGGTCAAGAGATAATATTTCCAAGTCTAACAGATTTACAAGTAGTTAACCTAGAAGAACCTTACTATTACATGAATGTAGATGGAGATAGATTGTATCTAGACTCAGCAAAACATTTAGCTAATCAAACTTTGTTTCAAGAAGAATGCATAAAACAATTAAGAATAAATCCACCAACACTAAAGACAGGTGATTGGAAAAAAATAACTACTGTATTATTAAGTGGTGCAGAAATTACAGAACCTGCAGAAGGTACAAGTACAAAAGATATATTAAATAATTATCTAGAGGACTATTGTGTAAACAGAATACAAAAAGACGATTACGAAGACCTACGTAATGGTGGTACTTATACTAAAGATGGTTTTCATCACTTTGTATTTGACAACTTCTTTAACAACTATCTATCAAGAAAACATTGGAGAGTTCCATACCAAAGAACATCACAGATGTTGAAAGATGATCTAAAATGTACAACTAAACGTGTAGGTAAAACAAAACTATCTGTGTTTGTTGTAGCTAGGTTTGATAAGAAAACAGAAACATACAAACCAAAAACATTTAAAAAGGAGAATTATTGATAGCAGCCATGGATTTAGCAGCAATAACAATGTTTACTGCTTTATGGATCTATCTTCATTTAGGAATATGAGAAAAATAATATACGGACCACCAGGTACAGGTAAAACACATACATTACTAGGACATATAGAAAAGTTTTTAGCTAACACACCACCAGATAAGATTGGTTATTTTACATTTAGTAAAAATGCTGCACAAGAAGGTAAACAAAGAGCAGTAGATAAATTTAAATTATCTTTTAATGATGTACCATACTTTCAAACTCTACATTCATTTTGTTTTAATCAACTTGGTATAAATAGAAACCAGGTGATGCAACCAAAGCATTACAAAGAATTATCAGAAAAGATGCAAATAGAATTGGAAGGTGCAAGACAAGATGAAGACTATGAAGGTATATTCTATTCTCCAGATCCATACATACAATTGATAAACTTAGCACGATCAAAAGAAATGGACCCGATAAAATTTTATCATTTAAATAACAACTCAAAAATACAATTAAGTAAATTAGAAATTATAGTTGAAGAGTTAGAGAATTACAAAGAACAGAATGGTTTGATTGACTTTCCAGATATGCTAGATAAATTTATAGCAAGTGGTGAATCACCAAGTCTAAGAGTTATGTTTGTGGATGAAGCACAAGATTTGAGTTTAGTACAATGGAAATTAGTTAAGAAGATAGAAGAGAAAGCACAAGACTCATACATATCAGGTGACGATGACCAGGCTATATACAGATGGAATGGTGCACACGTTAGCACTTTTATAAATTTGGAAGGTGAAAGAACTGTGTTAGATCAATCGCAAAGGGTACCACAAAAACCTTTTGCACTAGCAAACAAAATAATTAAAAAAGTAAAAAGTAGAGTGGATAAAGAATGGTTGCCAAAAGAAGAAGAAGGATCTGTTTCTTATTGTAGCAATCTTCATGAAGTAGATTTTTCACGTGGTAGATGGTTGGTTTTAGCACAAGCTAACTATATGTTAGCAGGTATTGGAAACATATTAGATGAAAAAGAATTATATTGGCAAAGAAGAAATGCTGTACCTAGAGTAAAAAATATCTATGAAATTATATTGAAATGGAATGATTTACGAAAAGGTATACCTTTACATTATAATGATGTTAAGAAAATCGTCGCAAAGATGACCAAAGATAATTGGGATCCGAAGTTATTTAAAACAATAATTAAAGATGGTTTCTATGACATAGATACTTTGAAAGAAAAGTATGGACTTAAAACAGAGTCTGATTGGGACGAAGCATTAAATGAAATAGGTGATGAAGATATAAAAAAGATAAAAAAATTAATTAAGTCAGGAGAAAATTTAGACAAGAATCCTAGAATTAGTATTTCTACAATACATGGCGTCAAAGGTAATGAACGAGAAAATGTAGTTGTAATAACAGACTTGGCTGGTGCAGCATTTATTGATTATGAAAAAGATCCGGAAGATACACACAGATTATTTTATGTTGCCTGCACAAGAACAGAAAAAAACTTATACATAATAGAACCACAAACTAAAAAGGCATACAATCTATGACAAACAAAGATATATTTAAGGATGCATTTCCTCAAGATAAACAAATTGGAGGATCCCACTACAAGGACTTTCACATTCAACCCTATGAATTTATTTCAAAGAATGATTTATCATTCTTTCAAGGCAACGTTGTGAAATATGTTTGTAGATATTTACACAAAAATGGTGTAGAAGATTTAGAGAAGATCAAACACTATTGTGATTTAGAAATTAAGAAATTGAAAGATATGAAAAATGCCAAAAGCAAGTAAGATTGTAAAAACTATTAGCATTAATAAAAAATATAAATTTGATCTAGAAATTTATCTAGGACTAGAAGACAAATTCTCATGGGAGATATTTCCTCATGACTATCACGCGGCTTTATATGCATTTAGCAATAAAGATAAACTTAATAAGACTATAGAGAGTAAACATATCTATGAACCAAAACAAACCAATATTTAAACCACAGACAGAGTGGCTACCACCAGAATCTTTTCCAGACTTATCTAAGTATGACGAGATTGCAATTGACTTAGAAACTAAGGATCCAGATTTAAAATCAACAGGTTCAGGTTCGGTCATTGGTAATGGTGCAGTAGTTGGAATAGCTGTAGCTGTAGAAGGTTGGTCTGGATATTATCCTATCGCACATGAAGGTGGTGGTAACATGGATAAGAACATGGTCATAAAATGGTTTACCGATGTACTAAAAACACCTGCTATTAAGATATTTCACAATGCAATGTACGATGTATGTTGGATTAGGTCTATGGGCCTTAAAATAGAAGGTAGAATAGTAGATACCATGATTGCTGGCTCTCTCGTGGACGAGAATCGCTTTCGATACGATTTAGGTAGTTTGGGTCGTGATTACGTCGGAATCGGCAAAAATGAGGCTGTATTAAAGGAAACTGCAGCGCATTGGGGCATCGATCACAAGGCAGAGATGTATAAACTACCTGCGATGTATGTTGGAGAATACGCTGAACAAGATGCAGTCCTAACTCTAAAATTATGGCAAGAGATGAAGAAACAAATTGAACATGAAGATGTACAATCTATCTTCGACCTTGAGACAGAACTATTTCCTTGCCTCGTTGATATGAGATTCTTAGGTGTGCGTGTAGATACAGAAGCAGCTCACCAACTAAAGAAAAAATTAGTTGGAGAAGAAGAATCAGCATTACTAAAAGTAAAAAAAGAAACAGGAATAGACATTCAGATATGGGCTGCAAGATCAATTGCCAAAGTTTTTGAAAAACTAAACTTACCTTATGACGTAACTGCGAAAACACAAGCACCATCCTTTACTAAAAATTTTTTACAGAACCATCCAAATCCGATCGTTCAACAAATTGCACGTGCAAGAGAGATTAATAAATCACACACAACTTTTATTGATACCATATTAAAGCATTCACATAAAGGTCGTATTCATGCAGAGATCAATCAGATTAGATCTGATCAAGGCGGAACTGTGACCGGTAGGTTCAGTTACAACAATCCAAACTTACAGCAGATACCAGCACGGAACAAGGAACTTGGACCACTGATCAGAAGTTTGTTTATACCTGAAGAAGGGTGTAGCTGGGGTTGCTTTGACTACTCACAACAAGAGCCAAGACTTGTTACACACTATGCAGCACTAGATGGACTCTATGGTGTAGAAGAAGTTCTTGATGCATACAACGATGAACCGGATACAGACTTTCATAGAATTGTTGCTGACATGGCAAACATACCTAGATCACAGGCCAAGACAATTAACCTTGGTTTGTTTTATGGTATGGGTAAAAATAAATTACAAGCAGAGCTAGGTGTATCTAAAGAGAACGCTGAAGATTTATTTAGAACGTACCATGACAAAGTCCCTTTTGTAAAAATGTTAATGGAAAGTGTAATGCGTAGAGCACAGGACAGAGGTCGAGTTAGAACTTTACTAGGTCGAAGATGTAGGTTTAATTTGTGGGAGCCCAACCAGTTCGGGATACATAAAGCATTGCCTCACGAAGAAGCGCTCACGGAACACGGACCAGGGATCAAGCGTGCGTACACATACAAAGCACTTAATAAATTAATACAGGGATCAGCAGCTGACATGACAAAGAAAGCTATGGTTGATTTGTATAAAGAAGGTATCATACCGCATATACAAGTACATGATGAACTTGATATATCTGTCAGTGATAATGCGGACAAGATAAAAGAAATAATGGAGAACGCAGTAGAATTAGAAGTGCCAAACAAAGTGGACTATGAATCTGGACCAAATTGGGGTACAATAAAATGAGGATAAATTATGGCTTATTTAAATGCAAACATACCACCGACTTATGCACAAATAAGAAAGGAGTATTTATATGATCTTAAAAAACATCAGGGAGAAGTTGCTGACTGTATTATCTTTGGTATTAGCGCTC